CGCCAGCGTGGCCGCCTGCTGCGTTCTCTGTGGGTCAACACGAACAGGAGAAATAGCCCGCCCGATCATGCTGGGAGCCATGCCGCCAACGATGCCACCTGCGACCCGCGCATATGGCTCGGCGCTGGTGCCCTTGGTAAGCTGTCCGGCTGTCTCCGACACGACACCAGGCGCGATCACGTTGGATAGAGCGCGCTGCCCCACACGGCCCGCAAACGTCGTTGCAGCGCCTCCCGCGGGGAACAGCATTCCGGGCCGGCACTCGGCCACGGTCGAGGCGTACTGGCCCGCCTTCGTCTTGGGCTCATAGAGCGTGGTGCCGGTACGGCGCTCGACGCTGCCCTTGATGTCCTGATAGGTCGGCAAAGCCGGCTCAGGCGACACGTTGCCGCCGAGCTTGTTGATGCCCATACGGCCGAGCTGCTCGACGGTCCCAGGCAGCGCAACCAAGCCCATCGTTCCCTTGACGAGACCAGCGCCGACGCCCTTGCCTACGTCTTGGATCACGCCGACCTGTTGAGGCTGGGGAGCGGCCTGGGGCTGTTTCAGGTTGGCAATCAGCTGGTCGAGCGCATCGCCGGAAGGGGCGGCGCCAGCATCGCTGGGGGCGGCAAGCTGAGAGATCAGGGCGTCGAGCGCGTCAGCCATTGGGCATTACCCCCTGCGGACGATAGTTGAGCTTGCCGCGCATCGGAGCGGGCGGGGCGGCCGGCTGCGGCTGGGGGGCCATCAGATCCGGCGGCACGGGAATGCCGAGCATCTGCAGGGCTTGCGCAACCTTCTCCGGCGGCAGCTGGGCTTTCAGTCGAGCCACAACGGCTGCCGGGTCCATCTGGCCCGCCTGCACCTGCTGCTTGACCTGATCCGCAATCTGATTGCCCATCTGCACGATGGGTACCTGTCCCGGCTGTTGCGGCGCGGCCGGCGCAGATGGCGGCATGGCTTGCGGACCTCGACGCCACAGCGAGAGCGGGTTGCCGAGTTTGCGGATCTCAACGTCGGCTTGCTTGCGGTCGATTTCGCCGGCTAGCACGCGCTCGCTGATCTCTCCGACCGCCGCCTTGTGGTTGATCATCGCGCCTATCTGATCGAGGATAAGCTTGCGGCCCTCCGTCGTCTGCGCGAGCTGCGGAAGCGCGGCGAGGTATTGTTTGAACTCGAAATCCGACGTGGCACCGGAGCCGGGCGGGCGCATCGTCGGCGCGAGCTTAGACACGATGCCGGTAAAGGCCTGGATCTCGTTGAGGCCATCAATCTGGATGCCGAGCGCGTTGGCATACGGGCCGAGCGCGGCCTTGACCTGGGCTGCGGCGCCTTGCGTCCCGATCGCGCTTCCGAGTTCAGACAAGCGTTCAATGTCGCCCTGCTGTGTGCGGGCGGCTTGGCCTTGCTCCACGTTGTCGGTCAGCCGCTTGACGAGCGCCTTGGAAGATTCGCTGCTGAACGTCGTTTCGCCCTTCATGTCGATCGTCGTTTGCGGGCGACTGGCCTGCTTCAGTTCGATTTCACGCTTTGCGAAATCCGGGTTGGCCTGGCCGTATGCAAAGTTCTTCTGCGCTTCGGTCTGTTCCGGCCCCTTGACCTGCTGAGCAATGACAGACTTGGCGATGCCCTGGCCCTCATTCATGCCGAACGGGTTGCCCATGAGCTGCGCTGCAATCTGTTTGACCGGCGTCCCACCTGATAGGCCCTTGGCGTAAATGTCCGACACACCAGCGTTACCAGCGCGCTCGGCTTCCATGCCCTGCTGGTTCCATGCCGCGCCAGATCCGGCCTGCAGAACTCGAGCTATTGCCTGTGTCCAGTGTCCGACCGGCGATGAATCGATGCCTTCCTTCATCTGGCCGGCGCCAAATTTCTTGGCAAAATCCGCACTCTCTGGCGTCCAGCCTGAATATGATTGCGCCATGGGCGGTGCGGCTCCTGTCGTCATAGTGGGGGATGTGGGGGAGGCTGACGCAGCCGGAACATTGCCGCCAAGCCATGCCACTTCTTGATTGCGTCGAGACTGCAGACCCGGAAGCACCTGCCCGCCGGCCTTGTTGTACTGAACAAAGCGACGCGATGCTTCGTCCCAGTTCCCGGCCCGAACCGCTTGGCCGAGCCCGGAATTGATCCAGCCTGGGCCTGCGTTGAACGTCAGGCTCGTCAATGCCGCTTCCTGGCCCGGTTGCATCGGAACGCCGAGCCCGCGCACGTAGCCCCGAGCCGATCCGATTTCCTGCTGAAACCGGCGATCAGCTTCCGCCTGGTCGATGGTCTCGCCCGGAAACCGCGCCTTGGTCCCGTAACCGATCGAATGCTGTTTGTAGTCCCACGACGCTTTCGGCGTGAAACCCTCGAATTTCTTGATCGCGTCGAGGAACGGCGGATCGAGCGGCATCTGTTAACCCATCGTCGTGGTTGTAGTTTTCCACTTGTTCGGGTCGTACCCGCCGCCGAAATAGTTCATCCCCTTGTTAAACAATGTGCCGCCGACACTCATTCCGCCACCGAGCGGAGCTGTTAGAAGCGATCCACCGATGCCAGCCAGCCCACCGATCATGGCGTTGCGCTGCGCCATCTGCTGCTTGTACTGCTCGTTCTGTTGATTGAACGCCGACGTATTGAGCCCGGCATAGTCCACCGGACCGCCCGTGTTGATCTGCGCATAATCCGACACGCCCGGCGCCGTTGCCGCGTCCACCATGCCAGATCGGCCCAGCGAGCCAATCTGCTGGTATCCCTGCATCTGCGTTTGACCGGCCTGGGCACCAAGGCCATACAGGCCCGAGGCTTCCGCAAAGTCGTTCTGCCGGCCCTGTAGGTTCTGATTGAACAGTTGCCCTTGCAGCTTGGTCGTCAAGTCGTTGCGCGATTCGTTCTGCTGTAGGGCGAGGTCGCCCATCTGCGACTTGTAGGCTTCGCTTGTCGGGTCCAGGCCCTGGTTCCGAAGACGGTTCTCTGCCGCCGCGGTAGCGCGCTGCATGCGCGGTTCCATGTTCGCGCTTGCCGTCGAGTAGGCTTGATCAAAGGCGCCTTGGCTCGAAAGGTTGCCGGGAGTGTTGAAGGCACCTAGCCGCTGCTGGCCGGCGTCCATGAGTTGGTCGGCCGCCCCGCCGAACCGATCAGCCGAGCCACCAAGCCCGGCGAGGCCCTGGCCATACCCACCGAACGCCGTTGAGCGCTGCTTGTCGCGATAGGCTAGTTCATCTGGATTGAGCGAAGTCTGCTGATTGAAGATCGGGTTGCCTTGCGCATCCGTGCCGGACTGCGAATAGGTCACGCTTCCGAATGGGCCGGTCTGGTTGATCCGGTTGAATCCTGCCTGCTGGAAGGCGGAACGCGTGTTTTCGCCCTGCTGCTGCTGGCCGACTGCGCCTGGGTCCATCGGTGTAGGTGCTTTAGGCGACTTGAACAGCGATCCCATCGGCCCTTATCCATCTGCAGTGTTGCGGGGTCATGTAGAAACGCAACGCATCGCGGCCTGGGCCGTAATAGTCCTTGCCGACGCCCTCGAATTTGAAACCGAATTTGGGCGCGGCTTTCTTGATCGTCTTGTTGCGCTTGTCGGTACAGATCTCAAGCCGGTGGACCAGCTCGAATACCCACGAGAAATAGGCTTTCCATGTCTCGTTACTGGTCCGCCCAAACAGGTGAAGCTCGGCCGTCGTGTCGTTGCGCCACGTCGTCACGAATGCCCCTCGGAGCACGCCGTCACCGTCGATCACGCCGACCAGGACGGACGGATGGTGCAGCACCGTCACGCCATAGCGCTTGGCAATCCAGGCGTTGACAGTCGCGTCATGGCCGGTGACGAGCTTCAAAGCGATCCTCCGACCTCGGCCATCACGAGAAACCCGTTGATTTTGAGGATTTCTTCAGTGGCGCCTGTTCCGCCCCAAACGTCACCGCCCCACACCGCTACGCCCCATTCTCCACCTGCAGCAGCAGCGTCGACACCGATGCGGCCGGTGAACTTGATCGAGCCGAACGAGCCGATGGCTCCAACGTCCACCCAATCGCTGACGTTGTTCACGTCGTTCGCGAACGTGGACGAATCAAACACGGCCGACCCGAACACGGAAATCGACCCACCCGAAGCCACGTCGGAAGCCGACAGCGTGTCGGTCTCTTGGAAATCCGTCGATATGCCGATACCGGGCCGATAGATGCCCGACGCGGAGATCAGCGGCCGAATCATCTTCCATTGCTTGATCTTCGGCGTGCCCAGCGCGCTATAGGCGCCCTGCCCCACGGCAACGATGGGCAAGGTGTAGTCAACCGCTCCCGTGTCCGCCTTGTAAACCGCGCCGTTCATGCCGCCGAAATACACGTATTCGTCATAGACCAGCCAGCAGTTCGCGTTGTGCCCGTCGTACTCGCACCATGCGCCCGTGATCGTGTTCATCACATACTGAACAGCGGTTGCATTTTCTGTCGTCGGCACGTTGACAATCAGCCGCGTTCCCTTGGGGTAAACGCAGGCTTCCCAGCCCCAGTTGTTGCCGTAGGATCGATGGGCATCGTTGAACGCCTGGGCGATGTTTTCGGTCAGTGAGACCCGGTTGGCTTGGCTCTGATCAACGGCGAGGAGCTGTGACAGCGGATAGACGCCTTGCAGGGTGATCAACCCGAGGTCAGCGCCCCACCGGAAGAAACACCGCCCTCCGACCGGGGGAGGCACGTCGAACACACCGACCAAGGACCATGTGTCAGCGCTGGCCGGGTCCGTCCCCTGGTAGAGCGCAACCTGTCCCTCGGATGAGATGAACACGGCATAATCATCCGACCCGGCGCCGCCGTCCCTGGTCCATGTCGCCATGGCCATCAGATAGCCGCCACGCGTGAACAGCGACCCGACTGCGAATGATGTAGCCGCTCCAGCTATGGCATCCGTGGCGAGATAGTACGCCGTCGTGCTGTTGACGGGCACGAACCAAAGCCGCTTCTTGTGGCTGTTGACGTGGATGGCTTCCGAGGCCGTAAAGCCGGTGATCGTTGGCGTTGCCCAGGTCGTGCCGTTGTAGTGCCTTGGCGCATCCGTGCCGTTGACGATGAACAGGAAGTGCCCCGCCGCCGTCGTTTGGTTGACGTGTTGCCACCGATCCTCGCCAAGCCCCGTGACTGCCGATGTCGCCTGAGCATTGCTGGTCACGTCGTATATCGACCCGCCACCGGCCGCGAACATCTTCGACGATGCCGGACCTCTCCAGGCCATCAAGGTTTCGACCGGGGTCGAATTCGACACAATGTCCCAAGCGTGCCGGCGATGACCGCGGCGGATCTCGCCCCAA